CTAAAGGATTGGGTTTTGGCTCCCTTCACTTGGGAAATTGTGCAAGGAACCGGGCCTAGCGGAACGAATATTTACGCTGCGCCCCCAGTTGCTTACCTCGCAAACCTCTTTGCTTACTACAGAGGTTCATTCGAGATGACGTTCAAATTTGTCAAGACAATGCAGCATCAGGGACGATTGGTTGTAGCCTTTTACCCCGGCCTCACGGCCGCCGGCCCTACGCTGGAAGATTCTGCATTTGTTCATCGACACATCATCGATATCAGCGAGGGAAATGAGTTCACGCTCAAATTCCCATACACATACCAGACAGCTTTCGTGAATACGGAGGTGCCCTATGGGGTGATGTCAATATACGTTTTGAACGAGTTGACAGCTCCCAGCACCTGCTCAAGCACGATTGATGTTCTGATGGAAGTCTCAGGAGCAGAAGACTTCGAATTCGCATTCCCACGAACTAAACAGATTTCACCCTTCATTGATCAAGGGTTTGCGGATCCACTACCTGCTCCACGTGCCAAAAAGATTGGTTCGGGTCACATGAATACGGAGGCTTGCAAAATCACACCACCAGTTGGTGTGGGTAACGCTCGCATCTCGTCGCAGAGTTCAAATCCTGCGGCCATGTGCATTGGCGAGAAAGTTACGTCGATCAGACAGTTGCTTCAGACCTTCATTCAAGCCCAGATCATTTCTACAGGGACTAACTCTAGGATCACTGTGAGACCTTCGGTACCTGGGATCATGTCGGCTTCGGCTGGCGTGTTCGCTGGGTCAGATCTTGCAGAGGATTACTGGTCCCTTTTGGCACCCATGTACGCCTTCTGGCGAGGTGGAATGAGGTTGTTCTTTACGACCTTGGCCACCAGCACCAACGTCCCGAATCTTGGAACACAGACGACGGCAGCTTGGTTGGATTCAACCGCAGTTTCAGACGCGGTCACATATTCAGCCAATTCTCTGACGCCACAATTAGGACGAATGCAAATCGACGGAAGGAGCATGAATGGCGGCATATTGATTGAGAGCCCTCAGTACGGGAGGGTTCCTTTCTTTCTTGTCCGTCCAAACTATCGCACGACACTTGGCGGTGCAGCCGTCAAGTCAACAAACGATCTGTACGCGAGTCAGACGGCGGTCACGTGTATTGACACGGGCACGTCGTTACAGATCGCAGTGTTTCGAGCGATAGCAGATGACACGCAATTAGGAGGGTTCGTGTGTGTCTTACCCTATGTAAAAGACATACCAATGCCGGCGATCGGGCCGGAACAGAGGGAAGTTAGCTTTTCTTCCCCACATCCTGTACTTGCAGCGGACGTACCGTCCGCGCCTAAGTCCACAGTTACGAGTGGACCCCCGGCGAACCCGGGAGCGGCGCGAAATTGGTTCGTTCATTGACCG